CCCGGACATCTGGGAGGAAGTGTCGCTCCGGGCCACGGAGCTGGGGGTCGAGCTGGACGAATAGCGGGCAGTGGCATGTCGTCGGCGTGCACGCGGCGCCCCGTTACGTGTTGCCGGACGCCGGCGGCGGCGGGGGCGGCAGCTCAAGCTCCCGCGCCGCCCGCTCGATGCGTGCCCGCGTGGTGTCGTAGGTCCGACACCCGTTGTAGGCGCGGCTCACGGTCCGCGGGGTGACCTCTGCCCGGGCTGCAATCCGAACGGTGTCGCGTGGGGTGATCTGCATGGCGGCCCTCCGATGGGAGACAGCTTGATCAGTCCTTACCGCGGCGTCGACGGCGACGCGGACAACTCCGGGTTGTCCGCAGGGGGCTTGCGCGTGCGTCGACGCGTTGCTAGGCGCTGCGTCGAGCTGGACGAATAGCGCACACCTGCCCACCAAAATCGCACGCGACCGGACGCGACCGGACGCGACCGCGCGTGCTTTTGCACCAAGAGGGTAGCGGGCAACGCGGCGGGGCAGGGCTGGCGCCTCCCCTGCGGATGCGGGGTTGGACGCTTCAGCGGCCCTCCGCGGCTCGCGATCGATGCGCGGTGGAGCAGCGGTCAGCTCGGCTGGTTCATACCCAGCAGGCCGCCGGTTCGAATCCGGCCCGCGCTACCAGGACACACCCATGCGACGACCCCGCCGGCCCCTGCGCCGGCTTCCCCCCATCCTCCGGTGGCCGGGCGCCCTTGCACGCCCCCAGCTCACCACCCAGCGCCCGAGCAGGCGCGCCCCGAGCTCTGAGCCCACGCGGCTCGAGCTCGACCCCAACCGTGACCGCTCGGCCGAGGTGCGGCAGCAGTTCCGGGAGGCGCGCTGGGGCTGGACCTGACCCTCGTCGAGGAGTCCCCCCATGGCAGTGAAGCGGGCCACGCGGCCGAAGAAGAAGCCCGAGCCTCCGGGACCCATCACTCCCAAGGAGATGCGCTTCGTCGAGGAGTACCTGATTGACCTCAACGCCTCCCACGCTGCGGTGCGGGCGGGCTATCCAAAGCGCTCGGCGAAGCAGCGGGGCTACGAGCTGCTGCAGCGCCCTCGGGTAGCGGCCGCCCTGACGAAGGCCGCGACAGAGCGCAGCCAGCGTGTGCGGGCGAAGGCCGACGACGTGCTGCGCCATCTCGAGGCTCTGGCGCTGTCCGAAGCAACGGACTGGCTCTCGTGGGACGTCGACGACGACGGCAAGATCAAGAATGTCCGCGTGAAGGCGAGCGCCATGCTCGCGCCCGAGACCAAGCCCTCGATCAAGAAGGTCCGCGTGCGTGCAGACGGCAGCGTCGACCTCGAGACGCACTCGAAGGACGCGCCGCTCGCGCTACTCGCCAAGCACCATGGGCTGGTCAACGACCACGTGGTCCTCGTGAAGGTGCAGTCGACGGTCGAGCAGATCTTGGACGCGGTGGAGCCTCGAATGTCTCCGGAGGCCTATGCCGAGCTCGTTACTGCAATCGGGGCCGCAATGGGTCAGCCCGGAGTGGCTGCAGCGGAAGCTGGCGAAGGTAGCGCCGGCGGAACAGCCGTCCACTGAGGTTGCCGACTTCGTCGATTGGGCGGCGGACTGCCGCATCAAGACCAAGCGCGACGGTGTCGTGCACTTCCATCACTCGACCTGGCACGAGGAGCAGCAGCGCTTCGAGCGCGAGCGCACCGGCCGCGACATCGTTCTCAAGAGCCGCCAGATTGGATTCTCGACGCTCGAGCTGATGCGCGGGTTGTATTTGAGCTCGACGCGAAACAGCTTCAACACGGTCGTTGCAGGTCACGACCAGAGCCTCGTGCAGGACCTCTTCGAGTCTGTGCGCTTCGCGGCGGAGGGCCTCGAGGCAGTCGGCAAGCTCCCGGGCACGACGCGCGACACGGTCCGAATGCTCCGCTTCGGTGGGCTCGGCTCGACAGTCAGCGTCACCGAGGCGGGCGCGACGGAACGCAGCGCCTCGAAGAAGGGCCACTCGGGCACCATCCATCGGCTGCATGCCACGGAGGTCGCGCGCTGGGCCGAGCCCGCGGAGTCTATGAAGGGGTTCCTGGGCGCGGTGCCGGACGACGGCGAGGTGGTGATCGAGTCCGTGGCGGCGGGCGCCGGCGGCTGGTTCTACGACCATGTGATGGACGCCCTCGCAGGGCGTGGCCGCTACAAGCTGCACTTCTATCCGTGGTTCGAGCACCTCGCATACCGTGCCGCTGTCCCGGACGACTTCGACCCATCGCCGTGCGACGACACCGAGAAGCTGCTCCGTTCCCTCGGCTGTGATGACGAGCAGATCGCATGGTGGCGCGGCAAGGTGGAGGACTTCGGCGACGACGTCCTCGAGCAGTACCCGCCGACGCCCGAGCTCGCGTTCCGCGCCAGTGGCCGCACATGGTTCGACCAGCGCGACCTGGACGCCATCGCCAGCGAGGTGAGGCCTGCCATTCGCGATGCACCGATCGTGTTCCGAGGGCAGCGCTTCGGGACGGCCAAGATCTTCGCAGAGCCGGTCCCTGGCGGGGTGTACGTGGTCTTCGGCGATCCGTCCGAGGGCGTGGCCGGGGACGGCAGCTCGGCGACGGTGCTCGAGGCTCGCACTGGCCACGTGGTCGCGACCTGGTGGTCGGATACGGTGGCACCGGGCGACTTCGGTCTCGTGCTGGCGGTGCTCGGGTGGCTCTACAACGAGGCGCTGGTCGGCGCTGAGCGAAACAACCATGGCCACGCGACGCTGCGGGCACTGCAGTACGAGGCTGGCTACGGCCACGTGTACTACGGCGAGGACGCGCGAGTAGGCTGGCACACGACGCCGCAGAGCCGGCCGGTGATGTGGGGCGAGCTCTTCGATGCGATCGGCACGAAGTCGGCTTCGACGCCGGATGCCGATGCGCTCGCAGAGTGCAGGACGATCATCCGCGACGAAGATGGGCAGCCCCGAGCTCGCGACAAGCGCAAGAAGAAGAAGGGCGCTTGCCGTGACGACCGATTCGTCAGCTGGGCGGGCGCTTGGCAAATCCGGGGCCGCGCCGTGGCGAGGGTTGGCGGCCTCAAGATCCCGGGGCTCTGACCATGGCCGACGACGAGCTGATCAAGCGCCTTCGGGAGACTCGCGACGACTACGCTGAGGAACTCGTCTGGCACCGCTTCCTGATCGACGCCTACACGGGCACCGGCGGGTTTGCCGGGAAGGTGAAGCAGCCGGCCACGTCGTATCTGGGGTGGGCCGCCCAGGCCTACAGCGACGACGTCGTGAAGGAAGTCGGCAACGCCGATGTGACGACCTACTTGGATCGCTATCCACGCGAGGACCAGGTCAAGTTCGAACGTCGCAAGGACGTCGCTCACTACCCCAACTACATCGAAGCGGTGGCAGATGGGCTGCTGTCCTTCGTGCTCAAGCGCCCACTCAATCGCGACAAGACGCCCGACGGCATCGTCGAGTGGATGGCGAACGCGGACGGCACCGGCAAGTCGTGGAGCAGGCTGCTCGAGGACGTCTTGGTGCCGCGCGCGGCGCTGCTGGGATACACGCCGTGTCTGATCGATGCGCCTCCCGCGAGCCCCCAGGAGGAGACGAAGGGACAGGCGGACGCCAGGGGCGCGCGGCCCCGGACCATTCCGCTGTTTCCCGCGAACCTGCTCGACTGGCAGTGTGACGAGTCGGGCGTCTTCGAGTGGGTGAAGCTGCGACTCAACTACGTCCGCAGACCCGACCCCCTCAAGGAGTCGGTGCGTGAGGAGCGATACCAGCTCTGGCACCGCGATCGCGTGGAGGTCTACAGCGTCACGAAGGTCAAGGGGCAGCAGGACACGGCCACCAAGGTGGGCTCCATGCTTCACACCTTCGGCCGTGTGCCGCTCGTGATCTTCCGGCACAAGCCGTGCCCCGACGACCCTGTCCGCGGCACTGGGCTCGTGGATGGCATCGCGCCCGAGGTGCGGCGGCTCTTCAATCTGCTCTCCGAGCTCGACGAGCACATTCGCCAGCAAGTCTTCGCACTCCTGCAGGTGCCGTTCACCGGTAGCCAGGCGCCGAGCGAGCTCATCGGCGGCACCGACAACGCGGTCGGCCTGCCCGCTGAGGCCAAGCACGAGTACAAGTACATCGCGCCGCCCGAGAGCGTGGCGGGCACCTTCGAGAAGCGCATCGAGAAGACGGTCGAAGAGATCTACCGCATCGCGCGCGTCGACTACGACAAGGGAGCCAAGCAGGTCGCTTCCGGCGTCGCGAAGGCTTACGAGTTTGAGCAAACTAACCGCCGCCTCGGCGACTTCGCGAAGCAAATCGCTCACGCCGAGCACGAGGCCTATGAGGTCGTGGGTCCCGCGCTCAATGTGAGCGAGAGTGCAATCAAGAGCGCGACCGTCACGGCACCCACCGACTTCCGTGTCGAGGACCTGGCGACCGAGATCAAGAACGCGCTCGACGCGATCTCGCTCGAGCTGCCAGCGTCGGCGGAGATGTGGGTCAAGAAGCGGGTCGTCGAGAAGATGCTGCCGAACCTGCCCGACTCGGAGCGAGACACCATCTTCGTCGAGCTCGAGAAGGACCGCGACGCGCAGTTGCAGGCGCGCGCCCTTGCAGAAGAGGGCGAAGAGGGCGAAGAAGACGAGGACGACGTCGACGACGCGGCGTGAGGGCTGAATGGCGGACCACAAGCAAGCCCAGCAGATCGCAGAGAGGGTCTACACCTCGATGCGTCGCCGTGCCCTCGCCGCCGTCATCGCGAAGGACGAAGAGCTGTCGCGGTTGTTCGAAGCGATGGCGGGATCGATTCGCCGCCGCCTCCGAGTCAGCAACTTCACGCGCGCCCAGGTGCAAGCCATCCTCGTCGAGGAGTTCGAGAAGGCCTTCGCACCGCGCATCGAGGCGGTGCAGGAAGCCATTCGGCAGGCGGCTCTGAAGGGCACGGACGCTGACCGGCGCACCTTCGAGCGGATCTTCGGCAAGGGTGATGACGTCCCTTTCGTCGACGCGTCCGGTTCGCGACCGAGGCGGACGCGTTCGCTGCGGCTGGTCAGCGAATCCGAGGACGAGTCACCGCCGACCGACTGAGCCTGTCGAAGCGCTTTCACGGGCACGACGGCGTCGTGATCGATCGGATGCGCCGGCAGATCACGGCGTCCGTGCGGGCCGGCGAGTCGGTGACGCGCGTAGCCGAGCGGCTGCTGGACGTCGGCGACCCGCGTGTCGAGCTGCCGCGGCACGTCCAGGCGCTCAGCGAGGCGGCCAAGTTCCCGCGACATCCGAAGCTGTCCAACGTCTACGAGCGCGAGGTCGCTCGCTGGCAGGGCCGCATCGAGCGGCTAGGGCAGGGCGCTGCACGCGAGGCCGGCGCCTTCACGGTGCGGAGCGCGACGCAGCAGCTCGTCAAGGACCTGCGCAGGGCGCGTCCCGACCAGGTCGATGAGGTCGTGAATCGGTGGGTGCTGGACCGCGCTCGACACCAGGCACGCGTCGTCGCTCGCAGTGAAGCTGTCGAGGCCTACCGCGACGTCTATCGCAAGTCCCAGGATGAAAAGCCCTACGTGGTGGGGTACCGCTGGGTGCTGAGTGGCTCACATCCCCGGCCGGACATTTGCGACGTGCTCGCGAGCCAGGATCTCGAGGGCCTGGGGCCGGGCGGCTACAAGATCGGCGACGTCCCGGCGACGCCGCACCCGAGCGACCTCTGCAGCCAGGTCGCCATCATCGACGAGCAGCACTTCGAGCGCGAGCTGGCGGCAGAGCGCGGTGAGGATGAACCGCCGCGGCCATGGCTGAGCGGGCGCCGCGAGAGTGGCGAGGATTGGCTGCGCGCGCAGCCGGAGGCGTTCCGCAGGACGTTGCTGGGCCCCTCGAGGGCGCAGGCGCTGCAGAACGGCATCCCCGTGCTGAGCCCGGACAGTCGTCGGGTGCTGCCGGTTCATGTCGTGCAGGGCCGGGCCGCTCCCGTTCGGGTTGGCGGCCGAAGCGTTCGCGCGCGGCCGCTGGTGCGCGAGGACCGGCAGCGAATGGTCAAGCCGTTCCCCCTGCTACCCCCCCACGGAGATCCGTCCCCGACACCGCGGCGTCGACGAGCGAAGGCCAAGCCACCGGCGAAGCAGCACGAGGCGAAGGCTGCGCGCGCGGTGAAGCGCGCCGAGACCGAGGTCGACAAGCACAGGGTCGCGATCAAGGA